ACTTGGATGTTCCAGAAAACGACAGCTCAGAGTAAAATTGCCAAACTAAGAAAACGAGTTCGGATTGTGCAAGGTGGAACGAGTAGCTCCAAAACGTTTTCGATATTACCTTTACTTATTACTTACGCTATTGAAAATCCATTTTCGGAAATATCAATAGTTAGTGAGAGCATTCCCCATTTAAAGAGGGGAGCTTTAAAAGACTTTCAAAAGATAATGCTTTTAACCGACAATTATAAGGATCAAAATTTCAACCGCTCATCTTTAAAATATACATTCTCGAATAATTCCTATATTGAATTTTTTAGCGTGGATCAGCCTGACAAATTACGAGGAGCGAGACGTGATATTCTATTTATAAACGAGTGCAATAATATCGACTTTGAAAGCTATCAGCAACTCGCAATCCGTACAAAGAAATTCATATACCTTGACTACAACCCAACGAATGAGTTTTGGGTACAAACGGAACTATTAAACGATCCGGACTCTGACTTTGTCGTATTGACGTACAAAGATAACGAGGCACTCGATCCGGCAATCGTTCGAGAGATTGAAAAAGCAAAAGACAAAGCGCAGACGTCGACATATTGGGCGAACTGGTGGAACGTTTACGGACTCGGCCAACTTGGTTCACTTGAGGGAGTTATATTCCAAAATTGGGAGCAAATCGATACCATACCAACGGAGGCGAAATTCTTAGGAACGGGACTCGATTTTGGTTATTCAAATGACCCAACCGCTCACATTGCTGTCTACGATTACAATGGGAAAATTATCGTTGACGAATTGATTTATAGTACCTCACTATTAAACTCCGATATAATTCGATTAATGAAACAGGAACGCACCGCTCCAATTTGGGCGGACTCAGCCGAGCCAAAGTCAATTGAAGAGATAAGACGAGCCGGTTACAATATTAAACCCGTTGTCAAAGGTGCGGACTCAATCAATTACGGAATATCGGTATTGCAGCAAAAGGAAATCTTAGTCACTAAGTCTAGCACCAACCTAATTAAAGAGTTGAGGAACTACAGCTGGGACGTTGACAAGACCGGTAAAAAATTAAACAGACCTATTGACGAATTTAACCACGCAATCGACGCTCTTCGTTACTTTGCAATGATGAGCCTGGCAATAAATAAAAGCAGACGCTTAATAATTACGTAGCTTATTACGTGCATAAAGTTAAATATTGTACGTAATAACGTACAACCAAAATAATTTTTATAAACAAAACGACATTTTTTAGTTATATATATATGAGAGTAGTTATTCCAACGGATTTAAAGGAGATTAAATTGTCTCAATATTTGAGATATTTAAAAGTATTAAAAGACAACCAGGACGATGAGACCTTTGTGTGCATTCAAATGGTTGCTATATTTTGTAACCTCAGCGTGGCCGATGTTATGAAAATACCGGTTAACAATTTCGCTGAGATAGTGGAGCAATTGGCAAAGGTATTAGATCAAAAACCCGAGAGAGTTAAGACGTTTAAAATGAACGGGGTTGAATATGGTTTTATCCCAAACTTTGATAAGATGACACTAGGGGAACATGCGACAATGGACTCACTACTAGGAACGGATGAGAATTTAAGTTTATTAATGTCGGTAATGTACCGCCCAATAACAAAAAAGATTTATCCATTTTATCAAATTGAGGCATACGACGGAGACGAAAGCAAAGCGGAGTTATTTAACGATGTTAGAATGGACGTTGTTATCGGATCAATACTTTTTTTTTGGAATTTAAGCAAGGAATTATTGAACAATATCCTATCGCATTTGGAGAGCAAGGCGATGAGGGAGGGGAAATCTCTCGAGGAGGTTTTGGAGACCGGTGGGGTTGGTATCAATCTTTTGTTAGACTTTCAAGAGAACTTGGAGTTAAGCCTAGAGAAGTTGGAGGCGAGCCTCTTCACGAGTCACTCACGTTATTATCTTACTTAATCGACGAAAGCAAAGAGGAGGCAAAACAAATTAAAAATCACTTTAAAAAATGAGAGCATTTTATCAGGCAATTGAATATATTAAAAGTACGCTGGAAAGCGCACCTCTTTTAAATACCATAACTCACGGGACAGACATAATCGACAATGTTAAGAAAAATATTTTTCCACTTGCTCACATTAATATCCTCAGCTCGACGATTAGCTCTGGAGTTGTTAATTTTACTTTTGAGGTTGCTATTGTAGACATTCGAAATATGTCTAAAATAAATGCAAAAGATAAATTTCTTGGGAACGACAACGAACTCGACAACTTAAATACGTGCCACGCAATCCTCAATTATATGATTACAAAAATGAGATTGCAACGTAATGACAATGACATTGAATTACAAAACGATCCAACTTTGCAACCAATTTTATTAGCGTTTACAAATGCCTTAGACGGTTGGAAGTGTGATATTGAAATAAGCGTACCGAATAACGATTTTGGAGTTTGCTGTAATGGAGACTAAAAACGTACAGCAAGCCCTCAACGATTTTGGAGCGTTAGTAGTTGAGCGAGCCAGGCTTAATTTGAAAATAGGAGGCCGTTATGGAACGAACAACGCATCCGGTCAATTATCAAAGTCGTTAGACTACAAAGCCAAAGAGAATAAAAACTCTATTGAGTTTGATTTTTACGCTGAGGACTATTGGAAAGAGTTAGACTTTGGAACGAAAGGAAGTGAGTCAAGTGCAAAAGCTCCGAACTCTCCATATAGAGCAAATGCTGTTCGAGGAGCAATTGATAAGTGGGTATTGCGTAAAGGCATACAAGGAGTGAGAGGCGCCGGAGGTCAATTTGCAAATCGTAAAATGATGGTGACGTCAATCACTAACTCGATAAATAGAACGGGAACATACGAGACTAGATTTTTTAGGAATGCCTTTGACAATGAGTATAAAAATTTTGATAATAATATAGTTGAAAAATACGGCTTAGATTTGGAGTTGTTTTTAAAATTTACACTAAAAGAATTATAATGAATAAAGTAAAAATTTATAAAGAAAACGATACTATTCCAACTTTTACAATTGAAAGCGAAAATGTAATCGACTCAAGTCAATTCATAATTTTATGGGATTGTAAAGAGGAAATATATATAAATGACGAATTGATTGACACAAAATATCATACAATATGAAAGTAGTAAACGTTAGAAGTCCATTTGTAATTCAAATAAATGAGGCTACTCAGTTGGGATCTAAAATAGAATTATTTATTTGGAACGCTGGAAGTTCTGAGCCAGCGACTCCGACATATATATTAAGCAAACCAATACCAACTACAGCTCAAAGATTGACAAGTTACAACGTTTCAAATTTTGTAAAAGAATATATCGAGAATATTGCGCCTGTGTATACTAATTATGTAGGAAATCCTGAGCAAAACAATGAATGGTGTGTATTTAGAATTAAAAGATATTACTTAAATTCAAGTTCGGTTTATGTATTATTAACGGATGCCTATTATTATGGGGTAAATGGGTTTACTAATTATATGGATGGAATACAAAATCCAAGCGAAGTAAAAATATTGTTATTAGCAAATCCAAATATTAATAATTATTACTACAAACAGTCAACATACCCAAATGATTTAATGCAGTATTTTAATTTAATTGTAGATAAGCCAACCACAACCACAACTATTGTAGACATAAGGTATGAAAGAATTGATGGGGTTGCTTATTCTTTGACCGCGTCATTTGGGGTAGGTTTTGCTGGAGTGTTTAATACTAAAATTCCTATCAGTATTGTTAAAGTTCTTGATTTATTTATTAACGGTTGCAAAGTTACAATTACATACACTCCAGCAACGGGGAGTCCTATAATTTTACCATCGTTTTATACTTATCCAATATGCGAGGTTAAATACACTCCGGTACTTTGTGACTTCATTAATCGTTTTGGAGGTTGGCAAACAATTACTTTTTTCAAAGCTCAAACAAATAATTTAAGCGTAAAAAATGAAGACTATAAACTAAGTCCAAACGAGGTTGATTATAATCCATTAAGAGGGCAAAACAAATCTTTTAATTTTATAGGTACTCAAGTTTTAAAAGCCAATACAGGTTGGGTTGACGAAAATTATAAGGAATTAATAACTGATTTACTTTTAAGCGAGAAAGTTTTAATTGATAAAAAGCCAGTGATTGTTAAAACTCAAGCGACTGAGCTAAAAACAAAATTAAAAAATAGACTTATAAATTATGAGCTAGAGTTTGAATATAGTTATAATTTAATTAATGACGTTATATAATGAAATTAAACTTAGCTTTATTTTTAAAAAATAATACCTTAAATAAATTCCAAAGGAGTGACTTATTTAACGATGAGACTATCTTAATTACTCAGGTGATCCAGGATGTCAAAGATATAAGTTTGATATTTACGAATTTTACTAAGACGTTTACTTTGCCGGCGAGTAACGAAAACAATAGACTCTTTAAACACTATTATAATTATGACATTGACGGAGGATTTGATGCCAGAGTAAAGATTGACGCTTATATTGAGATTGATGCCAACCGATTTAACAGTGGTAAAATCAAACTTGAGGGGGTTGAAATGAAAAATAATCAACCTTATGCCTATAAAGTAACGTATTACGGAGACACGGTTAACCTAAAAGACGTTATCGGAGAGGATAAATTGAACGTTTTGCCTTTGTCAAGCTATAATATAGCCTATAATAACACAAATATTAAGACAAAATTCCAAGCCGATCCAACGACGACCGATGTAATTACTCCTTTTATATCGCATACAAATAGATATTATTTTGACAGCAGCTCAGGACATAGCGAAAACGAAACTAATTTATATTATCAATCGGGAGGCGCTCATAATCATGGGCTTTTGTGGTCGGATTTAAAATATGCTATTCGTTTGGATGCAATAATCCAAGCTATTGGAACTCAATACGGGTTGGTATTTAGCGACGACTTTTTTAATAGTACTAATCTAGACTACTATAATTTATTTATGTGGTTGCACAGAGCAAAAGGAGGAGTTCAAGGAGTTGAAAGTGGAATTTTACCTCCGGAGTTAATTACAACGTGGGAGTTTGGTAGTGAGCTTGTTATATCTGACGAAGGTTTTTTTGATGGCCCAGCATTTATAGATATAACAACTACCTCGACAACTGACTACCGATTTATAATTTATAGAAACGGATCGGTTTATTGGTCGAGTAATACTTTAAACGGATCTCAAATAGATTTACCGATTTTATATTTATATCCCGCCGGTAGTTATACTTTTTTTATTCAAAGCCAGTCTGTTATTACAATTGATCAAATGATATTGACAATTAGTTATACTATAATTAATGAGCAAGGATATCCGGAAAATATATATAATTATTTTTATGCAACTATTTTCAACACAAATGCAAGTTTCATTTTTGATATTGCTCAGCAAATTCCTGAGATAAAAGTAATTGATTTTTTAAGTGGTATTTTTAGAATGTTTAATTTGACGGCTTACGTTGAAAATGGAATAACGGTTGTCAAAACTCTTAATGATTTTTATGCAACCTCAGACGTTTACGATATTACGCAATATATAAAAGTAGATCAAAGAACTGTAAACGTTGCATTACCATTTAAAGAAATTGAGTTTGGTTTTGAAGACACAAAAACTTTATTGGCTTTAAAACATTCTCAGCAATTTAACTACGATTGGGCAAAAGAGATTTATAATGAAATGCCAGAAATTGAGGGGCCAATTTATAAAGTGACTCTTCCGTTTTCTCATTTTAAATATGAGAGAATATTCGACATAAATGGAGGAACGACTCCACTAGATATACAATGGGGATATTCGGCAACGGATAACTTCAACGCTGCGACAGGAAACTACGAGGCAGCCTTAGGAAAGCCGCTTTTATTTTATCCGGTATTAGTTACCGGAGTTGCGAATATGTCATGGAGACCTACAACGTCAACTCGAGAACAAATCACGTCTTATATTGCTCCGTCAAATTCTAGAAGTTTTGATCCAAATGTAAGTAAGTCAAATATAAATTTTAAGGCCGAGCTTAACGAGTGGACTTTTGGCAATGATTTTACAGACACTTTATTTTTAAAATATTATCAGGATTACATTTTGCAAGTTTTTAATCCTAAAAATAGACTAACAAAAATTAAGGCAATTTTGCCTTTGTCAATACTTTTAAAATTCGAATTAAATGATAGGTTTAAAATCGTGGATCGCCTATTTAGAATAAATAAAATTACTACTAACTTAACAACTGGAGAGAGCGATATTGAACTCTTAAACGAATTATGATAAATAACATTTTAGAAATGCTCAAACACGCTGAGCAATACGAACACAATGAAATAATCGCAAGCGCTAAGGGAAAATACCAACTTAAAAAAAACTATTTACAACAATTTAAAGACTTATTAAAATGGCGATTGAGAAAGTAATTGACATAAATATACAAGGGAACGCAGACGAGGCCGTTGGGAGTTTAAAATCACAATTAAGACAGGCGCAAGCTGAGGTCGCTATATTGTCCGATAAGTTTGGAGTTACTTCTGTCGAGGCTGCAAATGCCGCTAAAAAAGCCGCCGAATTAAAAGACAAAATCGCAGACGCTAAAAACTTAACCGATGCCTTTAATCCGGATGCTAAATTTAAGGCTTTGAGTTCGTCTTTGGCTGGAGTTGCTGGAGGTTTTGCTGCCGTTCAAGGAGCGCAAGCGTTATTTGGAGGTCAATCAAAAGAGGTAGAACAAACACTTTTAAAAGTTCAAAGCGCAATGGCTTTGTCTCAAGGTTTACAAACCATTGGAGAGAGCGTGGACTCGTTCAAACAATTAGCAGCCGTTGCGAAATCTTATTCAATAGTTCAAAAATTAGTCACAGTCGGTCAATATATTTGGAACGCTGCAATAATGGCAAACCCAATAGGGGCGATTGTGGCCGGAATTGTCGCTTTAATTGCTGCCGGAGTTGCGTTAGTTAATTATTTTAAGGAAAGCTCAGCCGCAGCGGCAGCAAATACTAAGGCCGTTGACGCAAATAAAAAAGCTCTAGATAGTCAAACCAAAACTTTGGAGCGTAACTCTAGCGAATTGCAGAAAAAACAAAATCAAGAGCTAGCAATGGCGAAAGCCTCCGGAGCGAGTGCGGAGTCAATTAGAGCGTTAGAATTAAAATTGATTGATGAAAAAATTGCTTACGAAAAATCGGCTAGAGCGATTGCGTTTAATACCTACGAAAAAAATAAAAATTATTTAGCGTCTTTAAAGGCTGCCGATGCAGACGAGGAGGTAATTAAAAAACAACAAGAGACTACCAACAAATCAATTTTAGATTATAACAAACAAAATCAAAACGTACAAAAAGCATTTGACGAAAGGAGAGATATTCAAAGACGTCACCAGGTTGAAGTATTACAATCTCAAACCAACCACAATAAAGAGGTAGGCGATAAAAACAAAGAGGCAGCGACAAAAGCAAAAGAGGACGCAGAGACAGCGAGACTAAAAGCGATTGAGGATAAAAAGAAATTTGACGAAGAGACACAAAAAGGAATTGAGGATTTAAATAAGTCTCAAGCTGACGCAGAGAAAAAAAGACAAGACGACGCGCAGAAAATTATTGACGAGTTAGCTCAAAGCAAAGAGACTCCAACTCAAAAACTTCAAAGAGAGTTTGAAGAGAAAAAAGCAATTCTAGAGGCAGCCGGTAAAAGTACTTTTGAACTTGAGATGCAACATTTGTCTGACTTAGAAAATTTAGACGCAGAGGGCAAAGCTAAAAAGAAAAAATCCGATGAGGATCAAGGAGCTGCCGAAGTTGAAATCGCTAAAAGAACAGCTGCGGCAAAACAAGCCTTATTTGCTAAAACTTCGGAGACGTTAAGTAAGGGCGCAGATTTATTGGGTAAAAATACGGCAGCCGGTAAAGCAATGGCAGCGGCAGCGGCTTTGATAAATACTTATCAGGGTATAACGGCAGAGCTTGCAACCAAGACCGTCACCCCTTTTGAAATTGGATTGAAAATTGCCAACGTTGCTATAATCGCAGCGACAGGATTTAAAGCGGTACAAGATATCGTCTCAGTTCAAATTCCTGGCGGAGGTGGTGGCGGTGGAGGTGGCGCTCAAGGTGGTAGCGCTCCGAGTATGACAGCCCCAAGTTTTAACACGGTTGGATCGAGTTCAACAAACCAACTTGCTCAGACGATAGGAAGTCAAAGTCAACAACCAATAAAAAGTTATGTAGTATCGTCGGACGTTAGTACGGCTCAGGCTTTGGATCGTAATATTATTACAAACGCGTCAATTTAATATAGATAAAATTTATAGTAAAAATATTTACTATAGATAAAATCTTGAGCTGTGAGATATTGATTTTATTAGGATTTTGCGTTAAATTGAAAAACTTTAAAAAGACAATATAATATATATAAAGTTCTTTTAATTAAAATAAACGCTTAAAAAGAGCCTTAAAATTAATATGGATTTTCAAGCTAAAACTTGAAATAAAAAATAAATTTTAAGGTTATAGCTTGAAAAATAAAAAAAAGTTATGTCATTAAATTAAAATTTAATGCAAAAAGTTTATAACAAAACAACAAATTAAAGTTATAGTATATATGGAGACTTACAAAGTTTTATTTAATGAAGAGGAAAACGACGGAGTATATTGTGTGTCGTTAGTTTCTGATCCGGCGATAGGTGTTAATTTTATCACACTTTCAAAACAAAAAGAAATTAAACTAGCAACCGTAAACGAGGAGCAAAGAATTTTGATGGGTGCAATATTAATTCCTAACCAACCGATTTACAGAAATCAGGACGGCCACGAATTTAATATCGTATTCCCAAAAGAAACGATTAAACAAGTTCAACAAAATTTTGCCTTAAAAGGATATCAAAATAATTCAACAATCGAACACTCTGGAGAGCAAATCCAAAATGTAACATTTGTTGAAAGTTGGATAAAAGAAGACGAGGTACACGATAAGTCGGTACATTACGGATTTAACGAAGAGGTTGGCACCTGGTTTGGATTAATGAAAGTTAATAACGACGAGATTTGGAACGACTACGTTAAGACCGGCAAAGTCAAAGGATTTTCGATTGACGGAGTCTTTGATATGGAGAGAGTAAATTTAAAAACAGAAATCAATATGAATTTAGAGAGTATCGTTAACGCGATAAAAGATGGTTTCGCATCGATAAAATTATCGAACGAGGCTGAGCAAGTTGAAGTAATTGAAACCGTTGAGGTTACAATGGCTACAATGATGCTAAAAGATGGTGTAACTATTTTAGAGGCTGAGTCTTTTGAGGCTGAGCAAGCGGTTTTTATCGTTGCTGAAAATGGCGACAAAGTTCCAGCTCCAGTTGGAGAACACGAACTTGAAGACGGAAAAATTTTAGTAATTACCGAAGAGGGGAAAATTGCTGAAATTAAAGACGCAATGGCTGAAGAGGAAACTCCGGAGGCTGAGGCTGAAGTTGAGGTTGAAATGACTACTGAGGAAATGATAAAAGCTATCGTTACCAATATGAGTATTGAAGTTTCAAAACAAATTGAGTCAATTCGTACTGAATTAACAGCTCAAATTACTGAGGTTAAAACTACTCAAGTTGAAGTAAAAGCGTCAACAAAAGCAAAGCCGGAAGTTGCTGAAACTTCAACAAAAAACGTGAAACTAACTAGATCACAAAAAATATTAAATAACTTAAAAAAATAATTTTAAAAAATGGCTACAACTACAACTGTATCATCGAACTACAATGGAACGGCTGCCGGTGCAATTATCGGTCAAGCGTTCAAAACTATTGACACAATAGAAAAAGGAGCGGTAACAATCGCTGAGAATGTAAACTTTAAAATCTCTTTGAGAAAAATTGCTTACACAGACGGGACAACTGCTTACACTTGCGGATTTGCTCCAGCTGGAACAATCGTATTAAACGAAAACGCAATCGAGCCTTTCAAATTCAAAAATGATTTTGATGTTTGTAAAGAAGATTTTAGACAGACTTGGTCTGACGGAATTATGGGCGGAGGAGCTGCTAACGGAACAGCACCTAGCGACATTATGGACGCAATCCAAGCGGAAGTTTTAGGAGCTATCGGTGAAAAATTAGAGTCTGACATGTGGACGTCTTCAACTAACTTTGACGGTTGGTTAACTCAATTTACTGCTGACGCTGACGTTAACAAACCAACTGCTGACGCTGCCGTTACTGAGGCTAACGTATTGACTAAATATTTGAAACCAGCTTTAAGCGCTGTGCCAGTTGCTTTGAGAAATAAAGAGTTAATCGTTGCGGTTTCTCCAGACGTTGCTCAGGCTTACGCTTTCCACTTGTCAACTCAAGGAATTACTTACGGAATGGGTAACACTGATTTTCCTTTGGCATTCGGTCGTCACACATTAACAGTATTAAACGGATTACCAGCTAACTCAGTTGTTATCTACGAAAAGAAAAACTTAGTTTTTGCTACAGGTTTAACAGCTGACTACAATCAAGTTGCTTTAGTTGACGAAGACGAAATCGGTTTACTAACTGGAAAAGTTAGAGGAAAAGTGGTTTACGCTGTAGGTGTTGGATATTACAACGCTGAGGAAATCGTTTGGTTATCTTTAGACTAATTAATTAACATAAAAACCGCTCATTAATTTGAGCGGTTTTTAATAAAAAAATCACAAATATATGTCTTGTCTTATATCAAAAGGAAAACTTCTAGGATGTAAAGATCAAAGAGGTGGTTACAAAAATTTATATTTCGCCAATTATGACGATTATACTTTTGTAATTGCAGCGCACCAGGTTACGAGCTTGGGATCTTTGGACGAAGTTTTTAAATACGAAGTTAAAGCGACTACAAATACATTAACAGAAACCGGAACAAGCTCACAGGATAACGGAACATTTTTAAACGCTCAATCATTAGCGGTTACACTTCCAAAATTATCGGCTGACTTACAAGGTCAAATTCAATTAATTTGCGCATCTCGTCCTTACGTTTTCGTAGAGGATTATAATGGAAATATTCTTTTAGTTGGTGCAGCTAACGGAACAATGTCAAACTGCACAAAAGTAACCGGAGGCGCCGGAGCGGATTTATCCGGGTTTACATTAACCATAACTGCCGAGGAAAGTAATTTAAGTCCATTTTTGGACTCAGCAACTAAAAGCGCATTAATGGCTTTGGTTAGCGACGTGGTTGTTTCCTAATTTTCTTTCATAGTTTGTTTAAAAAAAAGTCACTTCGGTGGCTTTTTTTGTTACAAAACGTTATTTTATAGTTATATATATATGTGGATATTTAATTTAACAGCACCCTACCAATTCAAATGCATTCCTCGATCTTATAATGGAGGTGAATTGACGTTTTTATTACGCGATGAGTTACGAGATACAACGACAGAGATTGAAATATTAGCTACTTATTATCAAAATAGTGTGTTAATATTAATTTTTGACGAGCCTATTTTTAAAGAGGGGCAAAGTTTCGAGATTACAATCAATGAAAATGACATTTTAATTTATAGAGGCAAGGCTTTTGCAACTGCTCAAACCGACCTTGAAAATTTTGAACTTAATAAAGGAGTTCTAAAAGTATAATTTATGGAAAAATTACAAATTATTAACCTATCAAACTACATTCGCCCAGAGATTAGAGAAGTGAGCGGAAAAAAATGGGTTTTAAATGGAGATAAAAATAGCTTTTATCAAATAATTATTGATGCTTATAATGGATCACCAACTAACTCAGCGATAATTGACTCTTATAGTCAGTTTATTTATGGCAAAGGTTTGACTTCAACTGGCAAAGCACAAAAGCCAAGCGAATGGGCTGCGATTATGTCGTTAGTTTCTAAAAAAGATTTGCGTAAAATATGCAAGGATTTTGAAATGTTTGGCGAGGCATCAATTGAAATAAAATATATAAATAATAAAATACAGAGATGCTTTCATATTGCAAAACAAAGGATTGCTCCAGAGGTTGCAAATGAAGAGGGAGACATTACAGGATTTTATTACTCTTATGATTTCTCAAATGTAAATAAATACAAGCCGGAACGTTTCGACGCTTTTGGATTTGGCGAGGGATCAAACGAACGCTCAGAAATTTATATAATTAGAGATTACCAGGTTGGGCAATTTTATTATAGTAATCCAAGTTACGTGTCCGGGATTTCGTGGGCTAAAATGGAGGAAGAAATAAGTAATTACTCAATCAATCACATTCAAAAAGGATTGTCATTCGGTCATATTATAAATATGAATTGTGGTATCCAAGAGAGCGCAGAGACAATTCAAGAAAATACGAGACAAATTAGAAATCACTTAACCGGATCTCAAAACGCTGGAGCTTTCTTTTTAAATTGGAATGATAACAAAGATAGCGAGATTACAATTTCGGCTTTGGAAGTATCGGACGCTCATCAACAATATGCGTACTTAAGCGCAGAGGCTAGACAGCAACTTTGTACGTCTCATAAACTAACGTCTCCGATGTTAGTAGGGATAAAAGAGGCAAACGGTTTTAGTTCAAACGCTGAGGAGATAAAAGTTGGATTTGCTGAATTAATGATAAATGTAATTTCACCAAAACAAGAAATTATTTTAGATAGTTTAATGGAGATATTCGCCGTTAACGGAATTACTTTGGACTTACAATTTGAAAACCTTAGAGGCGAAGAGCAAGCAATTGCAGAAACTCCAACGGTTGCTCCAATTCAATTAGCAAGTCAACAAATTTGCTGCGCAAAAGACGATAACGGACTTTCACAAGTGGCCGACGCTCTTATTGAAATGGGCGAAATATTAAACGAGGACGAATGGATTGAGATTGACGCAATACCGGTAACAAAAGAGCTAGAGATTAACGAAATAACTTTAAATTTAGCTAAGTCGTTTTCTAGTTTCCCAAATGTAACAAGCGAACAAGACACGGAGCTTTTTAAGATACGATATTCTTACGAGGGTAGTTTGGGAGCGCAAAGAGATTTTTGTAATAAAATGGTAAGCGCTGCGCGTACTTATCGCAAGGAGGATATTACAATCGCAGAGACAAAAGTTGTTAATCCGGGACTTGGGCCAGACGGAGCGGATAACTATTCAATTTGGCTTTATAAAGGTGGGGTAAATTGCAACCATTTTTGGATGAGAAAAATATTTTTACGTAAAAATAATAAACAAATCGGAGTAAACGAGGCTCGAAAAATGATTTTAGACTTAGATCCAGCGGACAGACCTCAAGCGCAATGGCAACAAAATGAGGTTGAAGTGGCACAAATCGCCTCACCGAGCAACAATTTTTGGTCATTAACTCCAAATTATAGACAATAATGGCAACGACAATACTACTTCGCGAAAACGAACTAACTAAAAACACGCTTTTAGGCGGGAATATTGATATTGATTTATATATTCCTTGCATCGCAGACGCTCAGAGAATAAGATTAGAGGAGATTTTAGGCGAAACTTTATATAATAAGATTTGCTTAGACTTTGAAAACGACGATTTGGATGGCGATTACTTAACTCTTTACGAGGGTTATATAGTTCCGTTTATAATTGCAGCGGCAGCGGTTGAATATTTATTAATCGGAGCTTATAAAGTAAATAATAACGGAATATTTAAGGCGCAACCCGAAAACTCAGTAGCCGTTGACAAAACGGAGGTAGATTATTTGGTTAATAATATGAGATTAAAGTCAGAAATGTACCAAGATCGAATGTTAAGATGGTTGTATAAATTTAATTTACCGGAGTACGTTAGTAGTTCAACTAATATAGTCAACCCAATGCGCTCGAATTTAATTTGTGGCAAATGGTGGCTAGACAGACCATATTAATATGAGGAAAACAGACAAAAGGACAGAGGAGAATATTAAAAAATTAAAAAAATTTTTAACAAATGGCATCGACATTAAACTTTACAACCAAAAGAGGAGACACGTTCAAACAAACGGACTTTCAAATAATAATAAATGAAAATCCATTAGACCTAACGGATGGAGAAGTAAAAATACAATTGAGAAAACAACCTGGAGGACTTGTTTATTTAGAGCCTACAATTACAATTTTTGATCCGACAAATGGAGAGTTTTGTATTGATGAGCAAATCATTAATATTGAGGCTTGCGACTACAAATATGACATTCAAGTTACAACCGAAAACGGAGAGGTTAATACGTGGGTAAGTGGATTATTTACAATTACTAACGACATAACACGATAATTATGGCAGACATTATAGACATAAACGTACAAGTTGCGGTTGACGAAGTTAATATTATAGCAAATCCAAATAATTATGTTATTAATATTAATCGTATAATCGGAGAGCAAGTTCAAAGCGATTGGGATCAAATAGACGACCAGGCTCCGGACTATATTAAAAACAAACCGAGCATACCATCAATTGACGGATTGGCTACGGTTACATACGTTGACACTCAAGACGCTTTAAAAGTTGACAAAGTTGTTGGAAAGGGATTGAGCGAAAACGACTTTACAAATACGTTGAAAACAAAACTTGACGGAATTGAAGACGGAGCGCAAGTTAACGTCAACGCTGATTGGGATGCAATTAGCGGAGATGCTGAAATACTTAATAAGCCTACTATTCCAGACGCTCAAGTTAATAGCGATTGGAACGCGATTAGCGGAGTTGCTGAAATTTTAAACAAACCGACAATACCAGCTCAGGTTACAAATACGAGTGAGTTAATAAACGACGGATCGGACGGAATTAATCCTTTTATCACTGCAAATGATATTCCGGACACTCAAGTTAATAGCGATTGGAATGCAACTAGTGGAGTTGCTGAAATATTAAACAAGCCTACTATTCCGTCAATTGATGGTTTGGCGACAGTTACCTATGTAGACCAACAAGACGCATTAAAAGTCGATAAGATTACCGGCAAAGGACTTAGTACAAATGATTTTACAAATACATTAAAAACTAAACTCGACGGAATACAGGATGGAGCTGAGGTTAATGTTAATGCCGATTGGAACGCTACAACTGGAGACGCTCAAATATTAAATAAGCCTACTATTCCGGCAGCTCAAGTTAATAGCGATTGGAATGCAATAAGTGGCCTAGCTCAAATATTAAACAAGCCAGCTATTCCAACTCCGGTAACAAATACTAGCGACTTAATTAACGACGGAGAGAATGGAGTTAATCCTTTTATTACGGCTCAGGATATACCAACTTTTACGAGTGCGGATAAAATTACAATAATCGGACGTAATTCAACCGGATCGACTCTTTACAGAGGTACGATTGTTTATATTTTAGGAAGTACGGGAAACCGACCAAATTTCGTTAAGTCAATAGCAAACTCAGAGGGGACAAGCGCTGGAACTTTTGGAGTTATAGAAAATGACATTGCAAATAATTCAGACGGTAATTGCGTTACAATTGGAGTAATTGATAATTTAGACACTCGACCAGGCGCGACTAATCCTTTTACTTCGGATACTTTGGTTGACGGAGATACAATTTATTTAAGTCCAACGACGGCCGGATTTATTACAAATGTAAAACCTAGTGCGCCAAATCATTTGGTATATATTGGTACCGTTATAAGAACTTCGCCAACTCTAGGGACGATAGTTTACAGAATACAAAATGGTTTTGAACTTCAAGAGTTGCATAATGTAGCTATTAATGGAGTTACTAATAATCAATTATTAGCTTACGAAAGTGCAACTTCTCTTTGGAAAAATAAAAGTATTACGACGGCAGAAATTGCGGACTCAGTTAATAAGCGTTATGTTACGGATGCAAATTTAACGACTATTGGTAATCAAAGCGGAACTAATACAGGCGACGAGACAACCGCTACAATCAAAACAAAGTTAGGAATTACTACATTATCGGGTAGTAATACCGGAGACCAAGACTTAACAAATTTAGTTGTTAAAAATACAGCGATTGTTGGCGCAACCAAAACAAAAATCACATACGATAGTAAAGGTTTGGTTACGGTTGGCGCAGACGCTACAACTGCCGACATTGCGGACTCACTTAATAAGCGTTATGTTACGGATGCAAATTTAACGACTATTGGTAATCAAAGCGGAACTAATACTGGAGACCAAGACTTGTCAAATTTAGTTGTTAAAAATACTGCAATAGTAGCAGCGACAAAAACAAAAATTACATACGACTCCAAAGGTTTGGTGACCGTCGGTGCGGATGCTACAACTGCCGACATTGCGGACTCACTTAATAAGCGTTATGTAACAGACGCTAACTTAACAACTATTGCAAATCAAAGCGGAACTAATACCGGAGACGAAACGACTGCGACAATTAAAACAAAGTTAGGAATTACTACTTTAAGCGGAAGTAATACTGGAGACAATGCTACAAATACACAATACAGCTCTTTAGTTTCAAACGCAAACCATACTGGCGATGCTTCGGGAGCAACTATCTTAACTTTAGCAACTGTAAATACTAACGTAGGAACTTTTGGGACAGCGTCAAATGTAGCGCAAAGCACTGTAAATGCAAAAGGTTTAACTACCGCAATTTCAAACGTGCCTATTCAAATAACACAAAGTCAAGTAACGAGCTTAGATACTAATTTAGGTTTAAAAGCAAATTTAGCAAGTCCAACTTTTACGGGAACTGTAGTATTACCAAGCACCACTTCAATAGGAACGATTACTAATACAGAATTGAGTTATGTAGACGGAGTTACTTCTAGTATTCAAACGCAATTAAACGGAAAACAAGCAACGCTAACAAACCCAATTACAGGAACGGGAACGACTAATTATTTACCAAAATTTACTGGAGCGTCAACTTTAGGGAATAGTCAATTATTTGATAATGGAACTAGCTTTGGTGTTGGAACAATACTTCCAAATGAAAAAATTAGTGTCAATGGTAATATTAGTATAATGTATCAAGCTGGTTCTAAAATCGGTTTTAATACTCCAGACGCTTTTACA